ACGATTATGTGTTTTTTGATACTGCTCTGTTGTTATACGGCAGCCTTTAATTGCGTACAAGAAATCTTCAACAGCTTCAAAGTTTCTGTCATACTGTTCTCCATCAATATCAAAAACACGCGTTTGGCTTAGTTTACAGCTAAAGTCGCGCTTGAATTCTTGACCCGTTCTCATTTTATTGCGGCTGGTAATTTCAAGCGTTGGGTGAGATGCAACACGCAATCCGAAGTCTCTTGGAGTTTGAACCACACTATTCATAAAATCGAATTGCGCCGCAAGATCTTCCGTTGCCATAGAAATATGGGAAAAACTTGCGTACAAAGAATCCGTAGTAAATAATCTGCAGGCATCCAAATATCCGGGGCGGAAGCCAAACCAACGGCCCATTTGCATCAAGGTGTCATATGTATTGGAACTTCGGGTAAAATAGCTTATCGTCAGCCCCTCAAGCGTTAAACCTCTGGAAAGTTTATCTCCTCCTATTACAATGACATTGAAAGGGGCTCCCTCGTGGTTTTTATAAAGGAGAACATCTTCGCTCTTTCCGTTGACGCTGTATACACTGATTTCCTTGTCAGCGATTAGCCTTTTGATTTCAGCCCATATACTGCTCCAATCGACATCAGCGCATTCAGCCATATATTTTCTGAACTGTACTCGCATTTTTTCTGTAGTCGGAAGATAGTCTTCTTCCCAAATGGATTTGAACTCACTTTCGATTGATGGATCCCCAAATCGAATATAATTTTCGATTTCAGGTGTTAAACGATTATACGCTCCTTTTAATTTGACCTCCTCGTACCCCGAAATGTTGTAAGCTATTACGATTTCACGAGATTTCCCATCGTCAGAACTATATACACGGACAGAGTTTATTAAAGTATCGGCTATCTTTCTTTGGTAGTCGATACTTTTTATATCTCCCTGTAAGAATTGAGAAAACCAGTATATAACACGCTCTCTCGTAAGGGAGGGCGTTTCCATTTTCGCCTTTGCAAGCTCCGTCTCGTACACGAGCTTTTCGGCGGCGATTTCATCAAGACGCTTTTTCACATCGGCTGTGGCGATTCCCTGTTCAATGGCACGAATGAGATTCGCTGTGCGTTTCTCACAATCGGCTATCGAAGTCTCAAGGACAGGGATTCGGGTACTTTCCAATCTCTCACGCTCGTACAGCTCCACCACCTTATCAGCGATTCGTTCGATGGTCTCGGGTGTGAGGATATGGTTTACCGTAAAATCTATCACAGCTTCCTCTAACCATTCTTTTCTTGTTCCCGGCAGAGTACAGGCATTTTTCTTTTGGTATTTATCGTGACAGATATAGTACATATTCATTTTGCCATTTTTTGAACCCGATGTGCTGGCAGAGCCGACCATGCTACCGCCGCAATTTCCGCAGAATATCTTACCAGTGAAGATATAGGTGTCCTTTGCTTTGTTGTTCGGGTGGTTTCGTTTTCTGCCATTCTTTCTCTTGAGAGCTTTCTCAAATACATCATTCTCTACGATTTGAGGTATAGCTCCCTCAATGATGGTTTCTCCGAACATATAGTTGCCGAGGTACTGTTCATTACACAGAATCCGTGAAAAGCTCTCCCTTGTGAATTTACCACCTCTTGAGTTCTTATAACCTTTTGCGTTGAGGGTGTTCGCAATGTCCTCAACCTTTTCCCCATCGGCGTACATTTGATAAATCAGCTTGACCGCTTCTGCTCCTTGAGGGTCTATCTCAAGTTTTCTGTCGGCAGTTTTGCGGTAGCCGAGAATTGTTCTTCCCATAGCAATTCCCTTGATAGCGTTTTCATGTAGTCCTCGTTTTACATTACGAGCGAGATTTTCAGAGTAGTATTCGGCGTATCCCTCCATGACAGATTCCAAAATGATAGATTCCGGGGTGTCGGGGAGCGGCTGTTTCGCATAGTAGACTTTAACGCCATTCTTTTTGAGCCTTGCCTTATAAATGGCTGAATCGTATCGGTTACGAGCGAACCTGTCCAGCGTGTACATAATCACAGCGTCAAACTGGTGCTTCTCGCTGTCCTTTATAAGACGCTGGAACTGTGGGCGATTATCGGTCTTGCCCGAAATTGCCCTGTCGCAGTATTCGTGTATCACTACCATATTATTCTTGAGGGCGAAGTCGTGGCACTCCCGGAGCTGACCCTCTATGGATTCCTCACGCTGATTGTGGCTTGAATATCTTGCATAGATTACAGCTTTCAATCCGACTCCTCCCCTCTGTTCTCAAAATCATAGACCATCGCCATAAACTCATGCTTCCCTCTACGAGACAGGGAGCGATAGACACGCAGAATGTCCTCCTCGTCCTCGTCAGACGGTCTCGAATGTATCTCGTCATAATCGGCGAAAAAGTCCATAACGGAACATTCCAGCTTTTGTGCCAGTAGGAGCATGATTTCTTGTTTAGGGAGAGAGCCATTGTTCCATGCACTGACCTTTGATGTGCTAAGACCAAGCTCTTTGCACAGGGTCGTAGGTGTCGTTCCTCGCTCTCCACAGATTCGATTCAGATTTTCAGCAAAAGTCATAGTTGTACCCTCTTTCAAAATAAATTCTAAAAATCAGAGTTTGGGTATTGACAATTCTAAGAATCAGAATTATAATAACAATATCAAATCTGAATTTTAGATTTGGCAATAGGAAACCGACCCCTCAAAAGTAACTTTTTTTGAGGAGAAAAGCGGTAGTTATTTTCTTGTTGTGGTTAATAAGAATAATAACATAAATTCCGCTTTTCGTCAAGGTCGGTTCTGAAAATCAGAACGAGAGGAGGAAAAAATCGTGAATGATGTTAAGTCGAGAATGGCTGAAATTGGAATGTCACAGGTTGAAATGGTGCTGGAATTGCAAAAGCGAGGTTTTGAAGTCCAGCCGCCTATGATGTCCTCAATTCTTCGGGGTGTCTACACCTACCCGAAAGCGAAGCGTATTCTCGCAGAGTGCGAGAAGATTCTTGCGGAGCGAGAACGTACCTCTGTCTGATAGACAGATACTTGACCTCGCATATCCATTGGTGGGTATCGTGACAGCGTTTTACGATAACCCGAAGAATGAGGAGGAATTTCAGAAATGGCTACAAAAGCGAAAAGAATCAACAGACGTAAAATCGCAGTAATACAGGCGTATGCGATTATCGCTATCTTCGTTTTCTTTGGTGCGATTTCCGGATTTCTTGTGGGTAGGTTCACAGCTCCACCGAAGATTGAGACCGTAACCATCACAAAGGCAGTGAACGTACCTACATACGAAGCAGACCATCTTCCAACGACAAGCGATGTAGTGTTCTTCGATGTGCCGCTGTCTCACAGCTTACAGAGATACATCTACGAGGTGTGTTCCGACAATGGCGTTCCTGTGACACTGGTTATGTCCATGATAGACACCGAGAGCAGTTTCAACCCGGAAACAGTGAGCAAGAGTGACGATTACGGTCTCATGCAGATAAACAGTATCAATCACGAACAGCTCGCCGAGGAGTACCGATGTGCAGATATGCTCGACCCTTATCAGAACATCTTCTGTGGCGTGAAAATCATAAAGAGCTACCTCGACAAGTACGACAATGATTTCACAAAAGCTCTGATGGCTTACAACATGGGAGATTACGGAGCAAGAAAAGCATGGAGCAACGGAGTAACCAGTACAGATTACACCGTAAAAGTGTTGGGTTGTTGGGAGTATTACGAGGAGGAATTGAGAAATGCCGAGAGTGCTGACAATGAGTAATGGTAGACCCGAGACTATATTCTCTCCGAAAGATTTTGAGGATTTGATAGACAAGCACATGGGTCTTGAGTGTGCCAATTACTATCAGAATCAAATCGAACAGCTTTCGGAGTGTATTAGAGGTCTTGCTACCTACATTGATGATAAAGACATTACGGAGGAAATCGAGGAGGTGCTGAAAGAAAATGGCTACTAATCGAAAGCTCGGAAACACCTTTGAATCAGAGTTTTGTGAAATGCTCTTTAACAAAGGCTATTGGGTTCATAATATGGCTCAAAATCAAGCTGGACAGCCAGCAGATGTTATCGCAGTCAAGAACGGAAAATCGTTTCTCATTGATTGCAAAGTGTGTGAGAATGACACATTTCCATTCTCAAGAATCGAAAGTAACCAGCATACCGCTATGAGATTATGGCATGACAGCGGCAACGGTTACGGTTGGTTCGCTCTGAAATTGAGTGACGGAGAGGTTTACATGATAAACCACGATTTGATGATTGCTCTATCCATCAATCAATCGTCCATCAATAGAGACCTTATCACACATTATGGTCTCGCTCTTGAGGGGTGGTTGAAGAAATGCGGATAAGAGTATCGAACACTCTCACTGTCACAGAACCGTCAAAAGAGTTGCTGATGTGGTGTAAGAAAAATCTCGTGCTGACAAATCCCGAGTATGCGAAAAAGGCTCGTATGGGATTTTGGTTGGGAGATACGCCTAAGACCCTATCACTGTTCGAGGTTCGAGGAGACGAGCTGGTGCTTCCATTTGGAGTGCTTCGCTCATTGCCTAAAGAGGTTACGGACAATGCCTGTTTTGAGAGCGTATTCGCCCCATACAGGGCGGTTGACTTCAAAGCCTATGTTCCCCTCTATGACTACCAAGAAACCGCCGTACAAGCCATGCTGGACGCTAAATACGGTATCTTACAGAGTGCCGCTGGTAGTGGCAAGACGCAGATGGGAATTGCACTGGCAGTAAGGTTACAGCGGCGTACCTTGTGGCTCTGCCACACACTCGACCTTGTGAAGCAAAGTCGAGACCGAGCCAAGATGTACATGAGCGAAAGTCTCATGGGTACTATCACGGAGGGTAAGGTCAATCTCGGCGAGGGTATCACATTCGCTACCATTCAGACGATGTGCAAGCTCGACCTGTCGCAGTACAAGGATTACTGGGATTGCGTTATCACTGACGAGGTACACAGGGTCAGCGGAAGTCCTACCGCAGTCACACAGTATCAGAAAGTCCTCAACAGTTTGTCGGCAAGACATAAATACGGTCTCTCGGCAACGGTGCATAGGTCTGACGGTATGATTCAAGCTACATACGCTCTCGTGGGGGAAATCGCTTACAGCGTACCCGATGAAGCTGTGGTAGACAAGATTATGAAAGTAGGTATCTGTCCTATCGGTACAGGCGTTCAAATCAGCCGAGAATGTCTCAACACTGACGGAACACTGAACTACACGAAGCTCATTACCTACTTGTGCAATAACGAAAAGCGTAGTCAAACGATTACCGATTGTCTCGTAAGAGATTGCGACCACCCAAGTCTTATCCTATCGGACAGGCTGGAACATCTTCATTATTTGATGGACAGTCTACCTACCGAGCTTGAGGAAAACGCTGTGATGGTAAGCGGCAAAATGACTACGAAAAAGGGCAAGGCAGAACGGGAGAAAGCTCTTGAGGACATGAGGACTGGCAGAAAGAAATACCTGTTTGCCACCTACTCTCTTGCAAAAGAGGGGTTGGATATTCCTTGTTTGGAGCGTCTGTACCTCACAACACCGCAGAAAGATTATGCGGTTATCACGCAGAGTGTCGGGCGTATCGCTCGAACCTGTGAGGGCAAGGCAGACCCGATAGCTTACGATTTCGTGGACGATATAGGGTATCTCGTGAAGTCTTACAAAAAGCGATGTACGACCTATCGAAAGAATGGGTGCTACTTCGTGGAGGGAGGTAGCCTATGAGAATTGTAACCTATGACTTTGAAGTATTTGCCTATAACTGGCTTGTGGTACTCAAGGACAAGGAGACAGGGATTCGTACTCGTATTCACAATGACAGCGAAGCTCTCAAGATGGCTATTTCCGAGGACACAATCTATGTCGGATTTAACAGTAAGCATTACGACCAATTCATTATGAAAGCCTGTGTCGCTGGCTTTACGCCGCAAGAGGTTAAGCAAGTCAACGATTTCATCATCGGCGGCGGTCAAGGTTGGGATTGTCCAATGCTCCAAGACTTCTTTTTCTACTTCAACAATGTTGATGTGAAAGATGATATGCAGATGGGATTGTCTCTAAAAGCTATCGAGGGTCATTTGGGAGTATCGGTTAAGGAGAGTTCCGTACCGTTTGACATTGACAGACCACTCACACCCGAGGAAATCGAAGAAGTGTTCCGTTACTGTGAGCATGATGTAGACACCGCAGAACGAATTTTAGACATTCGTAAGGACTACTTCAAGAACAAAATTCACATCGGGCGACTGGCTGGTCTGACTGATGTTAAGGCTATGGGAATGACAAATGCCAAGCTGACAGCGGCTATGCTGAAAGCGAGTAAGAAGCCACACGATGATGAACGAAAGTATGTGTACCCCGAGAATTTGAAGCGTGAGTACATACCACCCGAGGTGTTCGCTTTCTTTGACAGAATGTATGACCTCTCCATTACTGATAAAGAGATTTTCAGCGGTAAGCTGGAATTTCAAATCGGCGAGTGTCCGGGAGTTGTCGGTTACGGTGGGATTCATGCCGCTATACCGAACTACTTCTTTGAGGAAAAGGACGATGGACGAGTTATCAGAAACAAAGATGTGGCGAGCTACTATCCGCACCTTATGACATTGTGTGGGTACACCTCACGAAACATTCCGTCAGCGGAGGTATTCGAGAATGTCCTTGATACTCGAATGAAAGCCAAAGCGAGCGGAGACAAGGCAACAGCGAACGCTCTCAAGCTCGTTGTGAACACCACCTATGGTGCATTACTGAATAAGTACAACGACCTGTTCGACCCTCTCATGGGGCGTTCAGTATGTATCACAGGACAGCTTTTCCTTATGGAGCTGGCACAGCACCTATACGCTGACATTCCGGGTCTGAAAATCGTCCAGCTCAACACTGACGGTATCATGGTCGAGTGCAGTAAGAGCGACATAGACAAGCTCAATGAGATTTGCGATGAATGGCAGTCTCGGACAGGTTTTGAGCTTGAGGAGGATTCCGTAGTCAAGATTGCACAGAAAGATGTAAATAACTATGTCGAGGTACAACCCGGGGGCAAGTCCAAAGCAAAGGGCGGTTATCTCGTCAAGGGTATCTCCACCGTTGGAGCTTTCAACATCAACAATTCGTGCTGTATCGTGGCTACCGCCTTAAAGGAGTATTTCGTCAATGGTACGCCTGTCGAGGAGACAATCAATAATTGTGACGATATATTCCAGTTTCAAATTATTGCGAAAGCTGGTGCGAAGTACCGGGAAGCGTATCACATTGTCGATGGGGAGAAAGAGCCTGTTCAGAAAGTAAACAGAGTATATGCTACCGCAGACGAGAGGTACGGAAAATTGTTCAAGGTTAAAGCCGAGGACGATTCTACCGCCAAAATCGAAATGCTCCCCGAACACTGTATCATCGACAATGATAACCAATTAAGCATTTCAGATGTGGATAAGACATTTTACATCGAAATGGCAAAGAAGCGTGTCAACGACTTCAAGGGTATAAAACCCGAACGAAAAACAAGGAGGACAAAGAAAATGGCAACAGCAAAATCAACAGCAACACCTACCAATGTGTATCAGAAGCTCATGGTGGCGAGGGCAAAGTTCCTTGAGAGCGATGTTCAGAAAACAGGCAAGAATATGCACCTGTCTTTCAAATACTTCGAGCTTGAGGACATTGTACCTACCGCAATCCGTATCTTCAACGAGGTAGGACTTATCCCTATCGTGAATTTCACGACAGATGTTGCGAACATGAACATCGTCAACACCGACAATCCCGAGGAAGTGATTGAGTTCGTAGCTCCGTTCAATCAGATTGCTCCTATCGTGAGCAACACTGGTAAACAGGCTACCAATGAAATGCAAGCTCTCGGAAGCTCCATTACCTACATGAGACGCTATCTGTATATGATTGCTCTCGACATTTGCGAAAGTGATTCCATTGACGCAAATATCGGTAAGGGAGAAGCCGCTCCGTCTACCGCCGCACCGAAAGCTCCGGCAACACCCGAGCAGAGACAGGAGGTAAAGGAGAATCTGACTGGCAAGAACGGAAACGCTACCCAGTTACAGATTAAAGGGTTGAAGAAAGTCCTCAAACAGCTCAAGGAGAAAGACCCGAGCAAAGAGGAAATGATTGCAAAAATCGCAGTCGAGACCGAGGGATTCACTGTAATTTCCAAGTCTGATTGTGAAGCTATGATTGAGCGTATTACAGCTATGCTCGGAGAGGGAGGACAGGAATAATGGCAGATATCAAATGGCTTGAGGACAACCGCTTACAGGTTGCTCCTCCGAAGAAAACCAAGAAAATCACAGGTACTCGTTTCGCTACAATCCTCGGTCTGAATCCGTGGAGTACGCCTTTTGAAATGTGGTGTGCGATTACCAAGACCTATGAGAAGCCTTTTGAGGACACGATTTACACCATCGCTGGTAAGACCATCGAACCGAAACAGGCGGCGTATATGCAGAAATCCTATGGTATGGATTTGATTTCCCCGACAGACCGTTATGGTGCTGATTACTTCAATAAGACATGGGGAGATTTCTTCTCCGAGAATCCGCACCTCGGCGGTATGTGGGATTACCTCTCTGTGGACGAGGACGGAGTTGTGGACGCTGTACTGGAAATGAAAACCACCAAACGAGCCGAGGACTGGGAGAATGATGTTCCCGAGTATTACGTTTTACAGGCGGCTCTCTACGCTTACCTGTTGGGTGTGGACGATGTGATTATGGTCGCTTCTTTCCTTGAGGAAAAGGACTACGCAGAGCCGAAGAAGTACAAGCCGAGTGCGGCAAACACTATCACGGTTGAGTTCAAGGTTTCCGAGCGTTACCCGGATTTCGCAGAGAAAGTAGCTACCGTGGAGAAGTGGTGGACAGACCATGTGGACACAGGTATTTCCCCGGCATTTGACGAGAAGAAAGACGCTGAAATCCTCGCCGCTCTCCGCACCAACACTCTGTCTCCCGAGACAGACATTGAAGCTCTGATTACAGAAGCCGAGGGTCTGAAAAAGGAGCTGGACGAGAACGCCGCTACCGTAGCTGACAAGGAGAAGCGTCTCAAGGTAATCAATGAGATTATCAAGGAACACGCCATGTCGCAGTTCAGAGAGGGCGATAAAAAGGTCGAGGTCAAGGGAGCTACTTATTGTTGGACAGTCTCTCGCTCCGAGACCACAGGCGTTGACAAGGACGCTCTGAAAGCTGATGGCTTGCTGGACAAGTACAGTAAAAAGACAGAAACATACCGCATGACGGTTAAATAAGGAGGATAAAGATATGGGATTTACAGAAGTTTTGACAATCATTTTCGTGTTGCTCAAGGTGTTCGGAGTTATCACATGGTCGTGGTGGATTGTATTCGCCCCGGAAATCGTAGCACTGGTGCTGTATGTGGTCTTTTTCATTATCGGCGTATGTGCTACCCATGAGACAAAACGACACTTCGATAACAAATTCGACAATATGTTCAAATAAGGAGGACAAATAAAATGGCAAATTCCAAAGAATTGACAAAGGCAGTAATGGAGCTTCACGAGAAGCAGACCGAGGAAATGAGAGAGCTTGAGAGACAGCGTGAGGAAGCTCTCAAGGTTGAGAAATACGATGAATCCGCAGTCGAACTCAAGAACCTGTACGATTCCTATGTTCGTGCTGGGTTTACCGAGGAACAGGCGTGGGAGCTGGTAACAATTATCATGCAGAATACCACGAGAAAGACATTGTTTTAAGGAGGACAGATACGATGGCAAGAATCCCTATGACAAGCGGTTTCGTAGTAATCCCGGAGGGAGAATATGTTTTCCGCATTTACGATGTAATCCATGACGAGGAGTTCGGAAAAATCGAAGTAAAGCTCGTCACAGCACAGGGGGCAACCCATACCGAGCGTTTCACGCTCAAAGACAGTAACGATGAATATAACGAGAAAGCTCTCAACGCTTTCAGTTATTTCGCAAAAACAGCCATGAACGATTACGCTCTCGAAGATGTAGACCCCGAGGAGCTTATCGACCACTATATCAGAGCCGAGGTCGTTCATACCGTACAGCCGAACAGAAACAATCCCGAGAGAAACATTACCTTTGCGAACCTCGGAGACAAATCTCCGGCAGACGGATTCGACACACAGCCTGTCGCTCGTGCATTGTCAATCGGTCGTGGTGGCAATACCACCGCACCGAGAGCCGCCGCTCCCAAACAGCAGACAAGCTCTGCCCCAGCAAAGGGGTTAGACCTTGACGCTCTGTTGGGATAGTCTTTGCACCGGGAGAGGGGTATCTCCTCTCCCGATTTAAGGAGGTGTCCTTATGGCAGACAATGTGAACCACCCGGCACACTATGAGACAGGTCGTTTCGAGTGTATTGAGGTAATGGAGGAAACACAGGGTATTGAAGCAGTCAAAAACTTCTGTATATGCAACGCTTTCAAGTACCTCTACCGGGCGAACAAGAAAAGCGGTCTCGAAGATATTAAGAAAGCAAACTGGTACTTGAATAAGTACATAGAGCTTTGTGAGAGACCGAGTTGTGATGGGTGCTTTGGAGCGGCGAATAATGATTGCGACAAATGCCCTCACGGAGAGGAGAAAACCGATGGAAATTAACAGAATGGACAAGTTTCTTGAGCTGATGGGCGGCTATATTCCGAACGAAGTCACGCTCAAATTACAGGACATGGGTTTCTTTGAGAAACCAGCGTCTATCCATCATCACGGACAGTATGACGGTGCATTGTTCGACCATTCCTACGAGGTCACGAAAGCACTGGTGGAAATGACAGAAAAGCTCGGTCTCACATGGGAGCTTGAGCGAAGTCCTTATATCGTAGGAATGTTCCATGACCTGTGTAAGCTGGACAATTATGTACACTCGGGCGATGAACACTGGGTATATAACAACGCTACGCTTCTTCCCGGTCATGGCGAGAAATCAGTAATCCTTGCACAACAGTTGATGAAGCTGACTGACGAGGAAATCTACTGTATCAGATGGCACATGGGAGCGTTTGACGATAAGGAGAACTGGAACAGCTACGGTAGAGCCTGTACGGTTTCCCCGAATGTTCTCTACACTCATACCGCCGACATGGTAGCCACTCGCATTAAGGGGGTGTAGGCTATGTCATTTCTGAAAAGAGTTCCGAATTTGGAGCTGGTGCTGTACAAGGCTCAACAGTTACTCGCCAACGATAAGGAGTTCGTACAGACCCTCGCAGACTTAAAGGAACAGGGCAAGAATTTCTACATTGACTTCGACATGGAGGTTTTCTCGCAGATGTGGGGAAGCACTTCTACTGGATTCGATGTAACCGACACTGGCGAACCTACTGTCGGTGGGTGTGCCATGACGGAGGAATACACGGTAGTTGTTCATGAAAGAACCAGCGATTGTTACTGTGTTTTCTTCGGAGAACAGCCTTGTTACAAGGTAACGAACGCCAACGAGGATTTCTTGAATGACTTGAGAAATCGCAGTATGGCAAGTCTTTCAGAAGCCAAGAAACGCTATTGAGGAGGTGCAACATGATTAAGATTGAGAAAACCGAAGTGTGGGGATTTGAACACGCTATCAGAGGTATGCGTAACCCGATGAATAGCTGGGATAAATCTGACAGCTACGAAGCTGTGGATTGCGGCAAGTGCGGTATTGTAGACCGTGAGGGCGTGTGCGTTCCCAAAGAGCATGATTGCCGCCCTTACCTCTGCTATGAGATTGGCAAAAATGACCTTGACCTCATGCGTAGATTGATTGCTGGCGGTCAGCCACATAGGAAGTTCTTGAGGGCGTGATTATGGCTCTCAACGAAGCGAGACACTGTTTCCTTGACACCAAAGACAAACACTACTGGTATCAGATGATACAGCTTCTCCCCAGCTCCTACAATCAGAAGCGTACCGTAACTATGACCTATGAGAACCTTATCAATATGCTTGAGTACCGCAGAGGTCATAAGCTGGACGAGTGGAGAGAGTTTTGTGAGTGGATTGTATCACTCCCCTATGGAGGTCTTTTGAATGAACAGAGCAGAGAGACGCAGACGAGCTAAACAGGGATTACCTGTTGCAAAAGAGCCTGTAATTAACATGAAAGCGAGTGATATTACTCGCATGAAAGAGGAAGCAAGCTCGCTGGCAGTCGATACCGCTATGGTGCTTCTCCTCGCTCTCCCTGTCAAGGTCATGCACGACAAGTACGGTTGGAGGTCGAAGAAGCGTCTGCCCGAGTTTGCGGAAGCTCTCACAGACGAATATCAGAGATTCGCAGAGGGCGAAATGTCACTGGAAGAATACGAACAGTTGGTTTATGACTGTTGCGGTATCAAGTTTCAAAGAAACAAGGAGGATTAAGATGTATAAATTAAAGAATGTCAATGGCAGAGTTACTTGTCTGCTTCGTACTGGCAAGGACTTTGTGAAACACAGCCTGTCGGTATCAGCCGCCCAGCACATCATTGACAGCGGTAAGATGGTAAATTCCGAGAAGCCGGAGTACCCCATTTGCGTTGACGATAAATGGTTCTTCGAGGGCGAGGAAATCAAAGAGAACAAGAAAGGCGGTAAGCGATAATGGGTAGAGCGTTTTATTCCGAGTATGTCAATCACTGTTTGCGGTTCTATGCGAGACACCCGAAGCCGAGCTTCCACTCTGCCGCAGACAAGAATAACTGGCTCGCCTGTGAGAGTGCCTTGAAAGGATTCTCTGACGCTGACAGGGATATGCTTCTGACGATTTATCGTGAGGGAGACACAATCCCGGACAATGTGTATCAGATGGCGAAGTCCAAAGGTGTTAAACAGGACAGCATTTGGAAGCTCGTAAATGAGCTGGAAAGAAAGGTGGCAAAGCGGCGTGGTTTGTTATGATAATATCCCCGAGGAATTGAAAGCTCTCGAACAGTGGGTATGTGCGATAGATGGTAGCAAAGTTCCTATGCGAGCATGGGAAAACAAAGCCGCTTCTTCCACGAACCCCGAGACATGGAGCAATTTTGAGACCGCCCATGAATCAGTGAAGAACAATTACTACGATTATTGCGGTTTCGTCTTTGCTGATAACGGCTATGTTGGTATCGACATTGATTGTGGATATGACGATGATGGTCTCTTGAGCGTCCTCGGTGCTGATATTATCGGCAAGTGCCACAGCTACACGGAGAAATCCCGAAGCGGTAGAGGGTTTCACATTCTGCTTCGGGGAACTCTCCCCTTTAAGGGCAAGAACAATCTCGCTGGTGTGGAGATTTACAAGTCCTCTCGCTACTTTATTATGACTGGCGATGTGCTTCTTTATACAAAAATCATTGAGAACCAAGAAGCAATAGATTATGTGGTCGAGAAGTATTTCCCCGACATGAGAGACAGCTCCGACAGAGTGATTGTTGGTCGTGACAAGATTTATTCCCCGGTGTGGGAAGAACCGATAGTAGATGGTCGAGTGAAGCTCCGACCTGTCTACCCTCGTATTCCCGATGGTAGCCGTAATATCTGTCTGACCTCCCTTGCTGGTATGCTACACAATCAAGGTTACAGTAAATCACAGATATATGACGAGCTGTTGTATGCGAACACCGTAGCGTGTGACCCTCCTCTCGAACGAAACGAGTTGAGGACGATATGTAACAGCGTCACGAGGTATAAGCGATGAATGAGCAAGGCGTTGAGAGCCTTTCCAACGGTATTGTCTTACAGGCTTGCAAAGACTACCGCTCGGCTCTCGCTGGCAACAAAGTAAATGGGAAACCGCCCGACTGGGTTATCAGTGAATGTGAGAGTTTTTTTTTCTCCCACTGGTTCACGATTTTAACCAAGCTCGACCCCCATTACCTTGTAACTGAAATCAGAAAGGAGTTTGCGCGATGGACATAGGAAAGAGAATCACATTGATTCAACTCTTGAGCGAGGAGCTTGTCAGTACCGCTTCTCAGTATGAACAGGAAGTCAAGGTAAACAAATACCCCTGTTGCGGGTATGGCGGCATTACCGCTGATAATTGCAAGACCACTCTCAAGCGTAGGATTACGACACTTCGGCAAGAGCTGTTGGAGCTTGAAAAGACCCTTTGAAATATAACACAAAAAAGATTAAAAAATTTCACGAAAAGTATTGACATACAATCTTAGCTGTGTTATATTATAGTCACAAAGAGATAAGAAATAATCTCCAAAAGATAAACGGAGGGTCAATCAATGAGGAGACGTAAAAGAACAACAGTATGGGCGTATCTTGACGGAAAGAAGCTGGTCGATGTAGTACAGGCGGCACTCGACAATAACATGATGGTTGAGGACATGAAACAGGTTCTCATTAAAGAGAATCCCGGACACACAGTAACATTCAAAGTTCAGTAAGGAGGACAAAGAAATGGAAGTAACGAGAAAAATCACAGTAAACACAGAAATGTTCGAGGTTGGAGACACAATCAAGTTCCAGCTTTCCAACGGAGAAAAGGTCAAGGCGATGGCAGTCAGAGAAACCAGCGAGGGTATGCTGTTTGTCACTGTCGATTGCGTAGGCGGCGAACAGCCGATGTTCAAGGACATTCACGAAGCACGAAACAACGATGTTGTTATCTGCTACTTCAATTCTGACTTGAGACAGTACCTCAAGACTGAATTGCTCCCGATGTTCCCGGAAGAAATCAGAAGCCGCATGGTCGGTATGACTGTCGGAGACGAGAAAGACTTGCTCCGTATTCCTACCGAAAAGGAAATCTTCGGAGAAAACATCTACGGACAGAACGAGGGCAAGGTCAAGAGGTTTAAGGGCATGAAGAAACGCAGAAATCGTATTGCCTTTGACCGCTCACAGGGTAAAGAGGATTGGCAGTGGTACTGGCTGATGAACCGTCATAAGGAATACGCTTCCGCTTTCGCCCTTGTCGGCGCCCACGGTAGTGCGACCTACCACGGCGCCAGTTACTCTCATGGCGTTCGCCCCGTATTTCTCTTATCTTAAACTCTCGTTATGAAAGCGTGGTGTATGCTCAACAAGCCTGTCGAGGAGGTATCGTTTGAGGGTAAAGACTTCAATCCTCTGTTCGAGGAAACGCAGATTTCCAGTGAGGAAAGACTTGAGCTGGACAAGGTATTTGAAGCAATCCATACCGCTCATTCCTCTCTGATGGAGGACAAGGAGAAAACCACAGCGAAGAAGCTCTACACCGAGACCCACATGGTTTCCCTCGTTCCGTTCTTCCACAGAGCTATCGAACAGGGTATCGACATTCAGCAGATGTGCGAGTGGCTGATGGACTTCTTCGAGACCGAGAACGAGAGATACGCTCTCGCCGCTGGTAATGGTTCTGCAAAGAACGCAAACATTATCGTTCGCAATAGCGAGCTGGAAGCAAGTTTCAACAGGTTCTTTACGGAGGAAGAATAACATGAGCATGAGAGACACTATCTGCCCTCTCCTCACTACCAACACGGTAGTTGAGGAGGGGAACAAAGTAAACATCGGCACACAGCCTGTCTACTGTGTAGGCGAACAGTGTTCGTGGTTCATTGAGGACAAACAACGGTGTGCAATCAATATTTTGGGAGGTAAAAAATAACATGGCATATTACTTGAGAAACAATAAGGGGGCGAAGCGAGGAGATATTTTCTACATCGCAAATTCTAAGTATTATTCGACAGACCCCGAGAATGAAGCTGGCAGACCGGGAGTTGTGGTCTCCTGTGACGAGCTGAACGAGAACGCAGAGTGTGTGGAGGTTGTGTACCTCACGACAAAGCAGAAAAGACCCATGCCTACACACACAGGGATTATCTGTAAAGTACCATCTACCGCTCTCTGTGAGACGATTTATACGGTTTCAAAGGACAGGCTCGGCGATTATGTACGCACCTGTACTGACGAAGAAATGGCGAGAATTGAGAGAGCTATGTCTTACTCGCTCGGTATCAATCTTACCGCCGCTCCTGTCATTGCAGAGCCGCAGACAGAGGATTCTTCCGCTGTTACTGTCGAGAGAAACCTGTATAAGACCCTGTATGAACAGTTATTGAATAAGGTGGTGGCGGTTTAATGCAAGAGCTTTTTCAGTTACAGAATGGACGAGTAATCATGGACGAGGACTTGTCCGCTAAAATGTATCTCATAAAGCACTACCACCCCGAAAAGGCAGACGAGACTTCCAGCGGATTTGAATGGTCTGAAATGGGTATGGCGAACCTCTTTGGTTTGCTGTACTCACAGGAAGTCAGATATTGCCCGGAACACAAGAGCTGGTACACCTATTTCGAGGGTGCGTGGCGTAAGGACGAGGGAGCAATCCTTGTGTCCGAGAGAATCAAAGATTTTGTGCGATTGATGATTCTCTATTGTGGGGAAATTGAGGACGATGATTTGAGAAAGTCCTATACCTCATTCGTAAATAAGATGGGCGATAGGCGTATGAGAGACCGAATCCTCAAGGACGCTACCGGGGAGCTTCGTATCTCCGCTGTCGAGTTTGACGCTGACCCTTATCTCATTAACTGTCTCAATGGTACATACGACTTGAGAGACTTCTCATTCAGAGAGCATAACTGGGAAGATTTTCTCACTATGCAGACGATATTCAAACACACCGTCAATCGTGATGTGAAGTGCGAACGCTGGGAGAAGTTCATTGACGAGGTTACACAGGGTAATAAGGATAAGGCAGACTTCCTACAAAGAGCGTTGGGGTATTCCATGCTGGGTATGAGCAATGAGGAGTGTATGTTCATTCTTCATGGTAAGACTACCCGAAACGGAAAATCGACCTTGCTCAACACTATCGAGACCATGCTCGGGGATTACGCAAAGGTCGCTCCTGTCGGTATGATTTGCCGAGGAGACCGTCAGAAAGACGCAGAAGCCGCTTCCCCTACTCTCGCTGGATTAAAGGGTAAACGCTTCGTCACAATGTCAGAGAGCAACGAATACGGTAAGCTGGACGAGGAGAAAATCAAACAGCTCACAGGTGGCGAGGAAATCTCGGCTCGTGCCTTGTACCAGTCAGCGATTACATTCAAGCCACAGTTCACTTTATGGCTCTCCTGTAATGACTTGCCGATGGTTACTGATAAATCCCTGTTCGCTTCCGAGCGTATCAAGGTGGTGGAGTTCAACAGACACTTTACCCCGGAGGAACAGGACACGCACCTCAAAGACGAGCTGTGCGAACAGTCCAGCATGAGCGGTATATTCATGTGGCTGGTGCGTGGGTACATTCGCTATAAAGAGCGTGGTCTTACCATGACTGGTGAGTTGAAAGATGTTGTCAGCAAGTACGAGCGTGAGAACGATATTGTATTACAGTTCCTTGAGAACCGCTGTACTCGTGATGAAACAACGAATATCCGAGCGAAAGACCTGTATCAGAATTTCAAGATGTGGGCGAAGTCAGAGGGTGCTTATGTGCTGTCAGCTCGGAAGTTCAACTCTGAAATGGAAAGACACCCCGAGTGGTACGACAGGAAATCTACTTCCAACGGATTTGTAATCTACTGGGGATTAAAGCTCAAGGAGGTTATGTGATGATTGCGATTGGTAACACTGTTGTCACATACACAGGCATTGTCGGTATCGTTGAGAAAGTGTACTACAAAGATGGCAAGGAATATTGTGTTATAAGAACCGAAGATAATAAAACACATAGGTATCGCACAACAAATCTTCTTATGGGAGGAAATTGAAATGAGTAAATTTTTAGAGACATTACCACAGTACCATTTCGACCGTGACGAGTTTACGAAAGTATTCTACGATGTGTTCACAAGTGATGAAGTGTTTGACCTTATCGTAGAATGTCAAGGTCAGAGAATCACAGACGAGTTTTCTTACTTTATGACGCTGACGAGTTTTATATCATTCATCGTGAAAGCGGTACAATGATTAACTGGTATAAACACCTCGGAAGAACGAACACCTGTAACAAAGAGGGATTCACTCTTGAGGATTTGCATGAGCTGTTGGTTCTTCTCAAAGAGGACTTAGAGTATGGCTCGTAATCATTATCCGGGTTATTGCTACTGTTGTGGAGCTTATGTTCCGGCTGGGTATGGACATTTTGAACGCAGATGGGGAAAACCCGGTAACAAATGGCAGATTAAATGTGTGAAATGTGCCAGCGGTCGTACTGTAAGAGATTCTGATAAGGAGGTACAGCGTGTACGCAATACAGAACATTAAGACAGGTAAATTTGTCTACGGTACTGACTACCGCTATTATCCTCGGCGGCAGAGGACGAGCTTTGAGAAAATGCTCACATACGATGAATTATTTTTCGCAGAGAATGACTTCTTGTGCCGATGTTGCGGAAAAGATTACAGGATTGTAGAGCTTGAGCCTGTCAAGGTTAAGTGCGTGTTACCTGTCGTAAAAGACACGAGGAGGGATAGATAATGGAGGAATTGGCACTTTACAAATTGATAATGACACCCGAGCCGGAGGACACTGACATTTCTTATGTTCAAGAGCTGGGGTGGATAAACGACAAGGAGTGCTGTGTATGGGTGTCTTATCTGTGGATAAAAGAGTTCATAGACAGGCTCAAGGGAATCTTTGGGAATGGATTGTTTGACGATGGAGGGTTCATGGGAAACATACAAGAGGATTGTATCTGTATTGACTTGTGCGAAGCTCTCGGAAGCTATATCGACATTGAAACCGTGTCCCCAAAGAACGAATTTAGGCACTAACACAAATCGGATTGAAAATTTATCAAAAACGACATTTGTTAAATCGTCCGAATTGGATTGAAAAGCAATCATTTGATACTTCATTCTTATTCTTATTGTTACAGTAGTAAAAGTAGTTCAAATTAAGTTTTTGCGTATAACTTCTATTAGTAGGAAAATTCCCTATATAAGAAACTTACCGCAAAAACCGATTTTCAACTACTTTCACTACTGCATGAAGAATAATAACAACTTTTGGAAAGGAGACCGTTTTACATGAGCAAGGAGACTGTTTTAGATGGAAAGCAGACAGTCAAGGAGACTGTTTCTGATAAAGAGACTTCCGCAGAACTGGTGGAAGCAACTAAAAAGCCTGTCAAGAAGAAAGGTAAGCCGAGGGGTGGTAATAACTGGTTAAAGCCGGAGAATATGCTCAATCTTGAGGAGGGAGATAATACTCGGTTTATGACTGTTCAGATGGCACTTCTCAATATGCCGGATATCGACATGGAAAATGAGGAGGAGGTACAGGAGCGTCTTAATGAGTATTTCGCTCTGTATGCACAGTATGATATGAAGCCTACGGTAGCTGGTATGGCTATTGCGTTGAACGGTATGTCGAGACAGACTTTGAGGGCAATAGCAAAGGACTTGCCTACTGGTTCATCGGGATATAAGTCAGCGTTGCCGCAAGGGGTGTCCACCCTTATAAAAAAGGCGTATTTTTTGCTCGAAAACTTGTGGGAATCCTACATGAACTCGGGCAAGGTCAATCCTGTGGCTGGTATCTTCCTCGGTAAGAACAACTATGGCTATCAAGATAAGACCGAGTATGTCGTAACACCGAATGTCAATCAAGACAGCGACTACTCCGCAGACGAAATCAGAGAACGCTACATCGCTGATACCCAGCAGAAACGACTTGAGCAAGGTTCTGACGAGGACACCAGCGACTAAGCAACCACAAGCTGACCCAGCGACTTTCGACTTTCGACTTTCGACTTTCGACTTTCGACTTTCGACTTTCGACTATGACTGCCGCTCGCTCTCCGGGCAATTCCGGGTATGGGTGGGCGGCATTTTTGCACCCAAAATTCGACAGAAAACCGCTCAAAAGTTTATCGCTTTAGCGTGATAGAGTGTTTCCGGGCGGCTGGCGGCGTTGGTGCTGTACTGGCGGCGTTGGTTGCGTTTCTTCTTATTATAAGGAAACAACACGAAACGGATAAAACGCCAACACAAAAAAGATTAAAAATTTATCTAAAAAGTATTGACAAGTTATATTTTCCGTGTTATGATGTAATCACAAAAGGACAACAAAACAATCTTAAAAAGATAAATAGGAGGTAAACAATATGTTTATTACAAGAGAAAATGAAAGATTATACCCGGCAACATGGGAATATAACGCCGCTCGTATTCTCACAGAATTAGCGGTTATTGTAACCAACAACGGCGGCAAAGTGAAACCGCTGAAAAAAGCAATCATCAGCAATAGAACGCTTGACAGTGCAAAAAGAGAATACCGGGAAAAGGTGGAACGCTTTACAGAGCTGGAAAAGACAAATCATATTGAAGCAAGAGCCGCCGCAATCAAAACATACACGGAAAAGCTGGAAAAGCTGGAAAGTGTCAGCAATGAGCCTATCACGGTAACACATACAAGCTATATCACATTTGTTCACGATGGCTATAAATATTATTATGAAATATCAGATAATCCGTTTTTTGAATTTCATTATAATAAAGTCGTTGTTAAAAATGGGAAGTGTTCCCGGGATATTTACAGCGATGAAGATAAAAAAGAATGGCTTTATGATTGTTTCTTTTCCGCAACGTGTAGTACAGCGGATATAAAGGAAGCCACCAACATGATTTTTAATATGTTGGTATCTGCTAAACCGTCAGAAATTTACAGAGAACGCACACGGCAAAGAGTAGCTAACATTTATGATGGCGGTTATCATTATGAAACAATTTGCAAGCCGGAACGATTGGAAACAATAGATTTTTAAGGAGGGGCGGCGTTATGAAAAGGGTACACGAAAATATTAAAGAGTTCGGAAACGGTAACATAAACATTAGATTTTCCCCGGACGAAATCGCAAAATTGAAAACCGGGAATGTGTCGGCGGTGGAGGTTTTAAGCTGGACACTTGACGAAATAGATTGTTATTTCATCGGGGAAAGCTATTGTTTAAGCAATTTTACGACAGGGGCAACGATTTACAACGCTTATTCTGATTTGTGTTATGTGATTGATTTTTCAGATGTGGAAAGCGTTCTAATGTCGGGGCGTTGGCTCAAATTGTACGCAAGAAAGCCGGACGAAACCGACAGGGAAATTATAAAGGAGTGGGAACAATGACATATTACAGAGTAAAACCGCAATATGACAATAAAACCCGGTATAGATACAGTTATCACGGGCAAGGCGTACCCGATGGAATTATTATAGGGAACGAGCTTTACACGCCGAAAGAGTTTGAAAAGCTGGCAATGTGTCCGGCATGGTTTGACATAGTGGAAATACCGAAATCAAAAATATATTTCTTTTTCGGCGCAAGGTTTGAATGTAAGGGGGTAGCATGATGAAACAGTTTGAAAAGTTATGCAATGAGTACCGGGAAAATAAGCGGTTAATTGAGGAGCTGGAAGCGATGAACGACAGTATAAAAGCCGCCATTATTGCCATCATGGGCGATAATGACACAATGACGGAGGGAGCGGCAAAAGCCACAAATAAAACCGTCACAAGCTCACGTTTTGACAGTACAGGCTTTAAGAAAGTGTACCCGGATTTGTTCACAGAGTACAGCACACAAACGCAATACAAGCGGTTTATGGTAGTATAAAGGGGGTGCAATGATTTGATATTATTCTGTATTTTAATTTTTCCATTCGTTGTATTATCTGATTTGTTAAAAATGAATAAGTAATATAAGCCGCTCCAATCGGGGCGGCTTTTCTCATACCCTCACACGCTCACAGAGCCGCCGCAATCCCTCACAGGGTAAACATATAGCACCAACACGAAAACAGGCATACAGAGCCGCACAAAGCCGCACACGATAGGACACAAGCCGCTATCATGGGCGGCGTTTGTGCGTTTGCGTTTACCGTTGGGCGGTTGATGTAAAATGTAATCTTGATTTGACGCAATCGGGGCGGCGTTCGTTCGGTTTGTTGGGGTACTGGCGGCGGTTTGTGTCCGGGGGTTTGTGTGTCGGGGTATATCCCCCCGGGGGGATATACGACAGCCGCCGCCCGGGGGAGGGAGTGGCTTAAATATCCCCAAAATATAAAAAGACCCTACAAAAGATAAAATCTAATCTTATTTGTGTTGACATTCCCCTCTCTCTGTGCTATACTAACATCACAACAGACCAAAGGAGGAACAATCATGGTAAAAAATAATATTGAGCTTGATGTAAAAGTGAAGTGTCTCGAAGCTGGTATGACCCAGCAACAGGTCGGCGAGACCATAGGCACGACCGGGCAATATGTGAACCGAGTTCTGAAAAAGAAAGAGGGTATCGTGAATAAAACCTTTGTTCAAATGCTGGAAGCTCTCGGTTATGACATTGAATTAACCTATGTCAAGCGTGAGTGAAGTAGTAAAAGTAGTTGAAAATCGGTTTTTTCGTAAACTTTCACTATATACACGCATATTAAGCAGAAGTTACCGCAAAATCAAGATTTGAACTACTTTTACTACTTCTGAAAGCAGAAAAGGATTAAAAGTTGTCCGATAAGGACAAAAGGAGGTGGTTATCTCGTGAAGAAAGCGATTGGGTATGTCCGTGTGTCCACAGAGGAACAATCGGCTGACGATAAATACGGTATCGACATACAGAAACAGGCGATTTTATCCTATGCGGCGAAGCATGACTTTGAGCTTGTCCATTGGTGTACCGATGTGATAAGCGGTGCAAAAGATAATCGCCCCGAGCTGGACAAGATTCTGTACCAGTCAGATAAACTTCCGAACCATGACGCTGTGATTGTCTTTAAGAATGACAGAATGGCTCGTGACACAAAGCTCTATTTCTATTACTTCTACACATTGGAGAAAAGGAATGTCTCGCTCCTGTCCACAGAGGAGAAATTCAACGAGGGAGACGATTTCGCCAACATCTACCGCTCTCTCCTCATGTTTGTAGCAGAACAGGAACGGAGAAACATCACGCTCCGTACTGGCAGAGGTCGTGTGAGTAAGGCAAGGTGCGGCGGCTACTCGGGCGGCAATAAGCCTTACGGATATTGTGTGGTAGATGGAACACTTTGTATCAATCCCGAGGAAAGACCTATCGTTGAGCTGGTGTTCGCCGAGCATGAGAAAGGTACTTCTCTGACTGATATTGCGGATATGCTCTATGACAGAGGATTTCGCACTCGTAAGGGTAAGCGATTTCAAGTGTCAACAGTGCGAGGGATTCTTGCAAATAAGAAATTCTATCAAGGTATGTATAAATATGGGGATATGGACTGGGTACAGGGTGTCCACAATCCTATCCTGTCGGGAGGTGCAATATGAAAAAGATAATCCCATTGTTGTTGCTCGCTCTCATGCTGGCTGGGTGCAGTAGTGAGCCACAGCACACCCTCTCCTATGTCGATGGAAAGGCTATGGAAGTCTACGACATAGATTGTGTTGCTGTATTTACCCAGTACACGAACAGTAGCTCCGAAACCGCTATCCCGGCTGATTATCTCACTGTCAAGGCGTTTCAGAATGGCGTTGAGATTCCATGTCTCGTGCCGACAGGCGATAAGACAGAGGGATATATCCAGTGTGACGCAAGCGTACAGAGCGGCGTTACCGCAGATGTGGTATGGATTTTCCAGCTTGAGGACAGCTCTACGGTGTCAGTCGAATTTTCCGATGGACAGAAATTTGAGATACCACTCACGGAGGAATAGCCTATGTGGGTGCTGGCAATATTGATATTTCCCTTTGCTCTGCTTTATGAGATTATGAAGCAGAATGAGAAATCACATCATAGAGGGAAACGAAGAAAACGAAAAAGATTTTAAGAGGTGCGTTATCGCACAGAGATTTAATTCTCTGAACGGTAACGTACCTTTTTTATTTACAGGAGGTATTATGGAACAGTTATTAAAAACCATACTGGCTGAAATCCGAAAGAATCCTCAAGGCACGAAAGCCTACGAGGATTTGTATTATATAGCGAAAGACAGCTTGAGAACTGACGAAGCTCTCGGGGTAAAGTATCTCGTCAAGCTGGCAGAAATCATTGAGAAGCAGATTCCGAACATGAAAACCGATAAGGACTTGAGGTTTCTGTTTACGCTCCATCGCAGAGTGCTTCTCGCCGCCGCACCCTATCATTTCGATTCGTACTTACTCTATGTCGAGTGGAACAGAGAACCCGAGAAGAAATTCTATCCACCTCGTAGGCGTGTTTTGAGACAGGTCGTGGACGCTTTACAGGAGCTTGCGGAGGACAAGCTGGATTTGCTGGCGGTATCGCTTCCTCCCGGTAGCGGCAAGACCACTCTCGCCATTTTCTATCTGACATGGCTCGCTGGGAGAATCCCGAACGAACCTATGCTGACAGGCTCTCACTCGAACGCATTTATCCGAGGGGTATATGACGAGTGTTTGCGAATATTGGACAAGGACGGAGATTATCTGTGGCACGATGTTTTCCCGGCAATCAATGTCTCCAACACCAACGCAAAGGATTGTCGTATTGACCTCGACAAGAGACAGCGTTTTGAGACACTGGAATTTACCTCTATCGGTACTGGTAATGCTGGTCTGTATCGTGCGGCTACGCTCCTCTACTGTGACGATTTGGTTTCGGGTATTGAAGTCGCTCTCTCCAAAGAGCGTCTTGATAAGCTGTGGGAAACCTACACGACTGACCTTAGACAGCGTAAAATTGGAGACCACTGTAAGGAGCTTCATATTGCTACGAGGTGGTCTGTGCATGATGTAATTGGTCGGCTTGAGCGTGAGTATTCAGACAGCGACAGGGCGAAGTTCATTGTCGTACCAGCGATGGACGAGAACGATGAATCCAATTTCGATTATGCCTATGGTGTTGGGTTCTCCACTCGCTTCTATCGTGAGCAAAGGAACATCATGGACGATGTGAGCTGGCGAGCATTGTATATGAATGAGCCGATTGAGCGTGAGGGATTGGTTTACGCCGAGGACGAGTTACGCCGCTACTTTGAGCTTCCCTCCGACACCCCGGACGCAATCATCGGTATTTGTGATACAAAGGACAAGGGAGCTGACTATGCTTTCCTCCCAGTAGCTTATGTATTCGGTCAAGACTATTATATTGACGATTGCGTGTGTGATAACGGTCTCCCGAACATCGTTGACGCAAGGCTGGTGGAAATCCTTGTGAGGGATAAGGTCAAGATGTGCCGCTTTGAATCAAATTCGGCTGGGCGGCGAGTTGCCGAAAAGATACAGGAGGAAGTGAAAAAGCGAAACGGTATCACGCACATTACGACCAAGTTTACCACCGCCAACAAGGAGACAAAGATTATCGTCAACAGTGCGTGGGTCAAAGAGCATTGTCTCTTTAAGGACAGCTCACTTTATCAGAAGAAGTCTGATTACGGAAAAATGATGGATATGCTTTGCTCTTATACTGTTGCTGGTAAGAATAAGCATGACGATGTGCCCGATGGAATGGCTATGCTGGCAGAGTACGCACAGAGTTTGAGCGGCGGTAAGGTCGAGGTATTTCAGCGTCCGTGGTAATGAAAAGATTGCTCTACTACACTTTCCGTGGATAGTCCTATTGACAAACACAAGATGTTGTGGTATAGTGAGTTAGTAATAACAAGATATAGTATTTTGATGGGTGCATATTTGCACGAGGTTAAGTCCTCGAACGCAGATATGCACCCATTTTTATTTTGTCTGAAAGGAGGAGGTCTATGTGAGCAATCAAGTTGATACGAGTAAGGCGTTGAGTGAGACACGCACAATGAATGGCAGACGCACAATCAAGACGAGCGTTCAGAGAATCACGAAAGAGAATGTCGCAGATGTTCTTTTCAAGGCTCTCGGTACTCACGAGCTGAATCGTAGCGAGATTGATTATCTCTACAAGTATTACAAGGGAGACCAGCCTATCAGACACAGGGTTAAGGAAACTCGCCCCGAGATTTGTAACAAAATCGTGGAGAACCGAGCGAATGAGATTGTTTCGTTCAAGGTGGGTTATCTGTGTGGAGAACCGATTCAGTATGTCAGCAGAAACGGAGAAAAGGCTACCGTAGACGCAATTAACAGGCTCAATGAGTTCATGTTCGCCGAAGATAAGGCGAGCCAAGACCAAGAACTTGTCGAATGGCAAATGATTTGTGGTACTTCTTATCGCCTTGTGCTTCCCGATAGTGAGGAGGAGCGAGACGAAGCTCCATTCGAGCTGTACACGCTCGACCCGAGAGATACATTCATCGTTTATTCAAACGAAATCGGAAACAAGCCGCTGATGGCTGTTAAATACAGTGCGGACGATGATGGACAGCTCCACTATTCCGTATATACCGAGGATTATTACTACTACTTTGACGAGGGTATTCTCAACGAGGAAAAATCGAAACCTCACATTTTGGGTATGATTCCCATTTTTGAATATCCGGCAAACAACGCAAAGTTGGGAGCGTTTGAGATTGTCCTCCCCCTGTTGGACGCAATCAACAACATGGATAGTAACCGTATGGACGGGATTGAACAGTTCATACAGGCATTTTGGAAGTTTGTGGGGTGCGTACTCGACAAGGAGAAGTTTGAGGAGTTCAAGCGAGAGGGTGCTATCCTCGTTCCTCCGAACGACAACGGAGGAAACATTGATGTGGATTTGATTGTAAAAGAACTCAATCAAACACAGTCGCAGACCTTGAAAGAGGACATTTACAGTGCAGTCCTCACAATCTGTGGTCTCCCTAACCGTAACGGTGGTTCTTCCACGAGCGACACTGGCTCGGCGGTAATCATGCGTGATGGTTGGTCGGACGCAGAAGCGAGGGCAAAGGACAGCGAGAATGTTTTCAAGCGTTCAGAAAAGAAAATGCTCAAGCTGGTTCTTCGGATTTGCCGAGAGCTTACAGATTTGAACCTGTATCTCAAAGACATTGAAATGAAGTTCACTCGTAGGAATTACGAGAACATTCAGAGCAAGTCACAGGTACTTATCTCAATGCTCAAAGAACCGAAGATACACCCACAGCTCGCTTTCCAGCACTCGGGATTGTTCAGTGATTCCGAGAGTGCTTACACAATGAGCATGGAGTATTACGAAGCTGAACAGAAGAAAGCTCTCGAAGCTCAACAGAAGTTGTCTCCCGAGCCTACTGACCCGGAGAACGACCCACCCGATGATATTTAAGCGGCAACGCTTGATATATGGCAGAGAAGCCACAAATCGCAAACGGTAGAGAAACCGAAAATCGCAAATCAAATGGCAGAGAAGCCAATAAAACGCAAGGAGGAGTTTAAGCATGAAAATTGACACTACGAAAATTGAGGGGTATTCGGAAATGTCCGCAGAGGACAAGCTCAAAGCTCTTGAGGAGTTCGATATGCCCGACCCGGATTACAGCGGCTATGTGAAGAAAGACCTGTACGATAAGGCGGCGTCTGAACTGGCGGCTAAGAAGAAAGAGCTGAAAGACAAGCTGACCGAGGACGAACAGAAAGCTCTCGACATTCAGCAGAAACAGGAGGAGTTGCAGTCCAACTACGACAAGCTCTTGAGAGAATCCAATATCTCCAAAGCTACCGCAAAGTTTTTGGCACTGGGTTATGACGATAAGCTGGCGGCAGAGACAGCAGAAGCCTATGTAGATGGCGATACCGACAAGGTTTTCGCAAATCAGCAGAAAGCACAGGTGGCGTTCGAGAAGAAAGTTCGTGCGGAAGCTCTTAAAGATACGCCGAAGCCTACACCCGATGGAGGGGATAAGGCAATGACACTTGACAAATTCCGAAAGCTGTCTCCACAGGAAAGATATGATTTCTCTGTGAAGAACCCCGAGGAATACAAAGCACTTTATAACGGAGGTACTGAATAATGGCACATAAAATTTATGAAAACTTCTACCTCTCCAACGAGGTTGAGGACCAGTACAACTCCCACTTGAATTTACAGCAGTTTTGTACTGTTGACAATTCCCTTGTGGGTACGGCTGGTATGAAGCGGAAAATCAATGTATATACCGCTACCGATGGTACGGAGAAGCTGGCTATGGGCGAGGGTAACACCAAGTCTATCGAAGTTTCCTATACCGACAAAGAGTACGAGATTCTGCTCGCACAGAACAGATTCGAGTATTTCGATGAACAGGAAATGACCGACCCCATGCTTGTTCCTGTTGGCACTCGTCACATGGGTACGGATATGTTCAATACTGTTAATGCTGACATTTTCGCAGAGTTCAACAAGGCTACTTTGACCGTTGCCGCAAAGGATTACGGTTTTGGCACTTTCGCTGACGCTGTATCGAAAATCAACATCGAACAGATTGACAATGACCCGGCACAGGTCGCTCCTCGTTGCTTCGCTTTCGTAAATGCGGCTGACATGGCGGCAATTCGTAAGGCACTCAAGGACGAGTTGAAGTATGTCGAAGCGTTCGCTCGCACTGGTTATGTCGGCACTGTTGCTGGCGTGAACCTGTTCACGAAAAAGGACGCTGTGACTGGTACTATCATCGTTGCCACTAAGGAAGCGGTTACTCTTTTCAACAAAAAGGGTGTCGAAATCGAACAGGAGCGTAACGCCGACATTCGACAGAATCGAATTTGGTCTCGTAAGTATTACCTTGCGGCACTGACTGACGCTACTAAGGCTGTGAAGATTACCGTTACTGAAACGGTCTAAGAGGAGGTAACGAAGTATGTTCGAGGTAGTGAGAGCGTTCTACGACAGTAAGAACAACGACCATCTTTACAAGGTGGGCGATACCTACCCTGTTCCCGATTACAAGCCTACTAAGGCTCGTATCGAGGAGCTGGTAAATGGCACAAACGCAAACGGAAAGGTCTATTTGAAGAAGATTGAAAAATCCTCTGATAACGATGATTCCGAGTAATTCAGAGGGAGGTGGATAACATGACGAACGAGGAAAAAGTCGAAGCTCTTAAAGCTATGGTTGGTGGTTCTGACAGTGACGAAGTGCTATCCACTTACCTACTTCTCGCTGGTAGAAAGATTATCGCAAAAGCGTTTCCGTTTGACCCCGATATGACCGAAGTTCCGGCAAGATATGACACTCTCCAATGTGAGATTGCCGCATACCTGTTGAACAAACGAGGTGCAGAGGGTCAGACCTCTCATTCGGAGAATGGGATTTCTCGCTCCTATGAGAACGCAGATGTACCAGCGTCCATGCTGAAATCAGTAACCCCTCATTGTGGGATTATCAAGTGAGGTGGCGATATGAGGTGCATGGGAAGAAACAAAGTCAGTTTTTTCTACTCGCTCTACGAGGGTAAAGAGCCTATCAAGGACGAGTTTGGAAATAACACAGGGGAATACAATGTCATTCATGGAAACCCACAGGAGTTCAAGGCAAACATTTCAGCCGCTAAAGGGGAAACCACTACTCGACAATTCGGCGAGAGTGAATCCTACGACAAAGTGATTGTCATGGAGAATGACGCTCCTCCCATTGACGAGTACACGATTCTTTGGGTAGACACAGTTCCTACCGTTGATGAAAACGGAGCTTTGGCAACGAATGAAGATGGCGAGACCATCACACCTCACGATTATATTGTGAAGAAAGTTGCCAAGAGTTTGAACAGCGTGTCGATTGCCATAAGCAAAGTCGAGGTGTCGTGATGGGAAAGAAAGTTATCTCTTTCGGATTATCTGAAAGTGACATTGACCGAGCTGTGAAAGAGCTGGAACAGTATAAACAAGAGATTCTGAAAAAGACAGAACAGCTCCGAGCGAAAGTTGCCGACAGGCTGGCAGACGAAGCGAAGAAAGGCTTTAACGGTGCAGTCGTTGACGATTTGGTGCGAGGAGGAACACGCTACGGACAAGTCGATGTTTCGATTGACGAGCGAGGAAATGTCACAGCAGTTGTCGCTATGGGCGAGGACGCTGTATGGATTGAGTTTGGTGCTGGTGTCTATCACAATGGCTCTCCCGGCAGTTCCCCACACCCTAATGGTGTAGAGCTGGGAATGACAATCGGTGGATATGGCAAGGGCAACGGTAGAAAAGAGACATGGGGATTTTACGAGGAGGGCGAATTAAAGCTCACTCGTGGTACACCAGCTTCTATGCCTATGGCTCGTGCAATCGCCACCGTTTGTAATGAGATTTCTGAAATCGCAAAGGAGGTATTTGTATGATTGACATTGAGACAGAAGTTTTTAACATCGTCTCGGCAAAGGTCAGAGACAAATTCTCCAAAGTATATATGACTGGCGAATATGTCAAGTCTCCCCCATCGTTCCCTTGTGTATCTCTCATTGAGGTAGACAATCAGATTTACAGAAACACAAGGACAACCGAGTGTATCGAAAATCATGTACAGGTTTTGTACGAAGTGAATGTTTACTCGAACAAAAAGAGCGGAAAGAAAGCTGAATGTAAATCCATCATCGGATTTATTGACAGCGAAATGGAAGCTCTCGGGTTTACACGAACGATGTTAAATCCTGTTCCGAACGAGGAGGACGCAACCGTTTACAGAATGGTAGCTCGCTACCGAGCTATCGTCTCAAAAGAAAAAGTAATTTACAGGAGGTAAGTAATCATGGCTATTAGCACATACAAGATTTTCCTCATGCAGAAAGCCGCTACTGGTAGTGTGTGGGAAAAGCTGATTGACATTAAAGAGTTCCCGGATTTGGGTGGTACTCCCGAAATGCTGGAAACTACTACTCTGTCTGACCGTATGCAGACCTACATTCCCGGTATTCAGTCTTTGGACGCTCTTGAGTTCACTTCCAACTACACCCTTGCGGAGTATAAGAAGCTGAAAGAAATGGAGGGCAAGGAGACCGAGTTCGCTGTATGGTTCGGCGGTACAGAAGCCGGAGATACCGTAACACCTACTGGCTCTGATGGTAAGTTCAAGTTCAAGGGTCAGCTTTCCGTGTTCCCTGTCGGCGGCGGTGTCAATGAGGTTGTCGATATGACTATCACTATCGCACCCTCTACGCCTATCAGCATGGACGAAGCAACAGCGTAATCGCAGAAAATAAGGAGGATAAATTATCATGGCTAAACAGTTGAAGTTCGCATACAACGGCAAGGAGTACACGCTTGAGTTTACTCGCAGAACCGTATCACAGATGGAGAAGAATGGTTTTATCGCCGCAGAGGTTGAGAATAAACCTATGACTACTCTCCCGGCACTGTTCGAGGGTGCTTTCCTCGCACATCACAGGTTCGAGAAGAAAGAGGTCATTGACGCTATCTTTGCGAAAATGACGAACAAGGAGGAGCTTATCGGTAAGCTGGCAGAAATGTACAACGAGCCGATTATGGCACTGGTCGATGAACCGGAAGAATCCGAGGGAAACGTGAGCTGGACAGCGAGTTGGTAAGTGATTCACTGTCCAATGGTAAATCCGCTGACGAGGGGAGCGAGCGTGAGAATCGCTCTGCTTCCCCTTTTCCTTATACGGATATTTTTTACGATAAGTTCCCCTATTACTTATCAATAGGCATGACGGAAGAACAGTATTGGGATAGAGATAGTACGCTCGTCAAGTATTACAGACAAGCGGAGGATTTACGCAAAGAGCGTGTGAATCAAGAAATGTGGTTACAGGGAATGTATGTTTATGACGCTCTCGCAAGAATATCTCCTATCCTACACGCTTTCGCCAAAAAGGGAACAAAGGCTCAACCTTATGTCGAAGAAGCATATCCCATCAATAAAAAACAGGTGGAAGATGTTAAGACGAAAAAGGAAAAGGCTAAGTCAAACAAAGGCTTACAGTATATGCAAGCCTACATGGTTAAGAACAACAAGAGGTTTCAACAGAAAGGAAGTGAGTAAATGTCTACTACAATCGAAAGTCTTGAATTGCAAGTACAATCCAGTGCTACATCGGCTGTCGGTGGTATTGACGCTCTTACCGCTTCTTTGTCTAAGCTCAAAAATGCAACAAAGGGCGGTGTCGGATTAAACAGCGTAGCAAATCAGCTTCGCAATCTGAACACCGCTCTTTCCGCTGTCGATGGTTCTTCGGCTGATAAAATCGACAAGCTGGCGAATAGCTTGAGTAAGCTCGGTTCGCTGGGTAAGGTCAAGATTTCGTCCTCTATCGGAAATCAGCTCAAGAATATCGGTAGTGCCGCTTCCGCTCTGAATAGTGCGGATTTATCGGGTATCGGAAAACTGGCTACCGCATTACAACCGTTGAATAGTCTCGGTAAAGCGTCCGGGTTACAGTCGGCGATTACGCAGTTAAATAAATTGCCGCAGTTGGCACAGACGCTCAACAGTATAAACTGGTCTACTCTCACAAGCCAGTTACAGCAGTTGTCCAACGCCCTTGCGCCGCTGGCAAATCAGCTCAATACGGTATCTACCGCTTTCAGCAGATTACCAGCGAATATCCGTAGTGTCGTGTCTGCCACAAACAGCATGACACAGGCGAATAACAATGCGTCCAACAGTTACATGAATCTGTGGGCGAAAGCTCGTATGGCGTATAACGCTGTTCGGACAGGCTCAAGGATTATTGCGTCATGGATTACTGAATCGAACAGCTACATAGAGAATTTGAACCTGTTTACCGCTTCTATGGGCGAATATGCCGCAGAAGCACAGCGTTACGCAGAACAGGTCGGAGAAATCATGGGTATTGACCCCGGGGAGTGGATGCGTAATCAAGGTGTGTTCAACACTATCATAACTGGATTCGGAGTGGCGAGCGACCAAGCGTATAAAATGTCAAAGAATTTGACACAGCTCGGTTATGACTTATCTTCGTTCTTCAACATTTCCTATGAGGACGCTATGTTGAAAATCCAGTCGGGTATTTCCGGCGAGCTTGAACCGCTTCGTAGACTGGGTTACGACCTCTCTGTGGCTCGTCTGCAACAGGAAGCTCTCAATCTCGGTATTGAGAAAAGCGTAGCCAATATGACACAGGCTGAAAAGTCACAGCTTCGTTACTACGCTATTATGACACAGGTTACGGTAGCTCAAGGAGATATGGCTCGTACTCTTAATGCACCAGCGAACCAGCTTCGTATTTTACAGGCACAGGTCGTACAGTGTGCAAGAGCTTTGGGTAATATCTTTATCCCGGTACTGAACGCAGTTTTACCTTACGCTATCGCCCTTGCGAAAGTTCTTCGTATGGTGGCGAGTGCGATTGCAAGTTTCTTTGGTTTCACTCTGCCCGAAGTCGATTACTCGGGATTGGCGGCTGGTTCTTCCGCTGTTGGTGGTTTAGCTGATAATGCGGAAAATGCGGCTGGCGGTTTGGGTAAGGCAGACAAGGCGGCTAAGAAACTGAAAAATAACCTACTCGGTATAGACGAGCTGAATATCCTCTCCGACAACCCGGCAAGTTCGGCGGCTGGGGGAGCTGGCGGTGCTGGCGGCGGTCTCGGAGGTAGTGATTTAGGTATCGACCTCCCCGAGTATGATTTCCTCGGAGACCTCGTAGCAACGAGAGTTGACGAGATTGTAGAGCTTATCAAGGGAGCTATGAGCGAGATTACCGCTGTTATCAGCGGATTCCTGTTGGCAATCGGTACTATCCTCGTTGTCACAGGTGCGAATATCCCTGTTGGTCTCGGTCTTATGGCTGTGGGTGCTGTCGGATTGGTAGCTACCATAGCTGAAAATTGGAACAGTATGTCGGAGCGATTGGCTAAGACGCTGACGCTCATTACAGGTGTTCTCGGAGGATTCCTGTTGGCGATTGGTGCGTTTCTCGTTTTCTCGGGAGTGAATGTACCTCTCGGAGCTGGTCTCATGGTAGCTGGTGCAGTATCTCTCGCAACCGCCGCTACGATTAACTGGAAATTCCTCAATGGAGATTTATCAAATGCCCTGTCCATTCTGACAGGTATCGTCAGCGGTGCTTTGCTGGCGATGGGTGCTTTGTTCGCCTTTACTGGTGTGAGTGTGCCTTTGGGTATCGCTCTCATGGCGGCTGGTGCTATCGGTCTTGCTACCGCAGTCGGTCTTAACTGGGAAGCCATGTCAGACCCTATGCGAAAAGCAATCGGTACGCTGGAAGCTATCGTAGGAGGGGCGTTACTGACATTCGGTGCGATTTTGGCACTGACAGGCGTAAACATTCCTCTCGGTATCGGTATGATTGCGGCTGGTGCAATTTCTCTTGTATCGGCTGTGGCTTTGAACTGGGGAGCATTGACAGGAGACCTCAAGGGGTCGATTTCGACAATCACAGCGATTGTCAGCGGTGCTTTAATCGGTATCGGTGCGATTCTCGCTCTGACTGGTGTAGCAACGCCGCTCGGTATTGCGATGATTGCCGCTGGTGCTGTGGGTATCGTGGCTACCGCTTCTCTGAACTGGGGAGCGATTACCTCTAAGATTAAAAATGTCTTAAAGAAAATCGGCATTGCTGTCGGTGCGGCTCTGATTGCTGTCGGTGCGATTCTCGCCCTCACAGGTGTAGCCTTACCGTTGGGCGTGGCTCTGATTGCGGCTGGTGCGGTATCTCTCGTGAGTGGAGTTGCCTTAAACTGGGATTCCATAGTCGGGAAGATTAAGGAGACATTGAAGAAAATCGGCATTGTCGCTGGTGCGGCTATGTTGGCTCTCGGTGTAATCCTTTGTTTGACTGGCGTAGGTATTCCGTTGGGCGTGGCTCTGATTGCCGCTGGTGCTGGTTCGTTGGTCGCTGGCGTGGCTCTGAACTGGGATTCCATCAAGAATAAGGTAGGCGAGGGTCTTGACGCTATCGCTACCAAGTTCGGGGAGTTCAAGAAGAAAGTCGGAGAAAAGCTGGACAAGGCGAAAGAAAGCATTACCACATGGGCTGGCAATGTTAAGGAGTTTTTCACAAAGGGAGCTGACGGTAAGAACGCTATTGATAACATCAAGGAAGCGGCGAGCGAATGGGGCGAGGGATTCAAAGAGGGTCTTTCTGAAAAATTCAGTAATGCGAAAAGCTGGGTTAAGACCCATATCACTTCCCCTCTGACAAAGGCTATTGAGAAAAGTCCTGTCGGAGAGTTAGCAATCGACATTAAGAACACCGCTTCTGACTGGTGGGAGAAAGCTAAGACATGGTGGGGAGACGCAACGAAAGATGGTCTCACTCTTGAGACAGGCGTTGAGCTTGTGAAAAAGGGTTGGAATAGCGTCAAAGGCTGGATTGGTAGTATTCCTACCGTAAGTCAAGCTGTCGGTCTTATCAAGAGCGGCTGGTCTACTGTAAAAACGTGGGTCGGCAACATTCCTACTGTATCACAGGGCGTAGAGCTGGTTAAGAGCGGTTGGCAGAGTGTTAAAAACTGGGTTGGTAACATTCCTATCGTATCACAGGGAGTTAGCTTGATTAAGTCGGGTTGGCAGACAGTGAAAACATGGATAGGGAACATTCCCACCCTGTCACAAGGTATTTCGTTATTGAAGTCCGGCTGGACAACGGTAAAGAACTGGGTAGGCAATATACCTACTCTGTCGCAAGCAATCAACCTCATTAAGAGTGGGTGGACTACCGTTAAAAACTGGATTGGAAATATCCCGACACTCTCACAGGCGATTAGCTTAATCAAGAGTGGCTGGACAACGGTAAAGAACTGGGTAGGCAATATACCTACTCTGTCGCAAGGCATATCTTTACTGAAATCCGGCTGGACTTCTGTTAAGAATTGGATTGGTAACATTCCAGTGCTTTCACAGGGTATCTCGCTCTTGAAAAGCGGTTGGTCTACCGTCAAAGGCTGGATTGGTAACATACCTGTAATCAGTCAAGGAATTTCACTGATTAAGAGCGGTTGGAGTTCGATTAAGAATTGGATTGGCTCTCACACCGTATCGGTTGGTATTTCGCTGTTCAAGTCGGGTTGGAGTTCAATCTCGAAGTTTGTAGGTACTTCTGTATCTGTCGGCGTATCACTGTTCAAGTCGGGTTGGAGTTCAATTAAGAAGTTCTTCGGACTGTCAGAGGGCGGCTGGAACACAGGTCACGGCTGGAAGATGTTTGAACAGGGCGGCTATATCAATGGCTCTCGTAGTGGATTTTGGAAGAACATTCCAATGTACGCAAACGGTACGAGCAATGCTGGATTCCACGGCTCGATGTTCGTAGCTGGCGAGAATGGAGCAGAAATGGTCGGTCATATCAACGGACAGACCGAAGTTCTCAATCGCTCGCAAATCGCTATGGCGATGAAGTCGGCAACAATCGCTGGTATGTCTCAATTCGTAGGCTACTGGCGGTCTATGGTGGGTCAGATGGCAGTTTGTACGAACGCCATTATCAGAGCGGTTCTCGTAAGCTCTGACATGACACAGGTTGCGTTTGCAACAGCGACCTCTTACGACCCGACAAATTATTTGTCGCAGTCGGTATATGAGGATTCGCAAAGAGGTTACAGCAACAATTTCTCCGATGATTCCATGTCTCGGACATTGAGGGAGTTTTATCAAGAGTATGTAGAACCTACGCTCAAGGAAATCGCTTCTGACGCAAAGAGACAGGCTGATAAGGAGGAACAGACCATCGTACAGGTTGGAAACCGTACAATCACTGACGCAGTAGAAACACAGCAGAAAGCCAATGGCTATAAGTTCACGAAGTAAAGGAGGTGGTAGCGATGGCATATTTAGCGATAAATGGTTATGAGCTACCACCTTGCAAACGAGGTGTGAGCATTGTCGTAACCACAATCGTAGATTCCGGGCGTGACGCTAACGGAACAGTCGTGGGTCAAAGAGTTGGGCGAGACCAGTACAAGATTGACGGTCTCGAATGGGCGTGGCTTACCGCCGCTCAATGGGAAAGAATCTTGAGCATATTGAGCCATTTCTTCGTCCATGTGACTTTCAATGACCCTGTAACCAATAAACGAAAGACCTTGAAAATGTACTGTGGAGACCGCACAGGCGAACCATACTGGGTCGATAGGAACGGTACACCCACTCATTACAGGAATTGCAAGGTCAATCTGATTGATACAGGCGAGTAAAGGAGGGATTTCATGCAAAAGGTATCAAAAGCCTATAAGGAAAGTATGAAATCTTCTCTCCGGGAGAGAGCGTACATCATGCTCTCTTTCGGACTTGTCAATCAAGAAGCACAGGCGAAAGCGAGTATCAATAACGGTTCATTCGCTTACTACTCAAACAAGAGTAATGTTTTCGGAGAACGGTCTGACGATACGATTTACGCAACGCTTGAGGAGAATTTTACACGAGTTGACGGTTCGATGTTCTTCTTACCGAGACAAAGTGCTGGCGGCAGTTATTACGATACAGGGATTGTTTCACAGAATTTGGTATCACAGGCGGCGTGTGAGGTCGTTATCAGTCTGAACACTATCGCTATTGATTTCAAAGGTCTCACGATTAACTTCGGGGAGAACTACCCTGTGAATTTCGATATTGTCAGCAGTACAGGACAGGTCATTGAGTTTAGAGGAAATGACAAGTCAACATGGAGTACCGAGGAGGTACTTGAGAATACAACCTATATCAAAATGGTGTTTTACACCATGAAGAATCCGCAGAGCAGACTTCGCATTTACTCTATCCTGTTCGGTTACGGACTGGTTTATTACAACGATTCTGTAATGGGTTCTTCACTTGACAGCTATGTTTCCCCTATCGGGGCAGATGTGCCGCAGATTGATTTCTCGGTCACGCTCAAGAATTACGACCACTATTTCAATGTGGATAATCCCAAGTCGGCGATTAACTATCTTGAGACTGGACAGGAAATGGACATTATGTATGGCTACCAGCTTCCCGATTCAGAGGAAATCGAGTGGATTCAAGGAAACCATCTACTCTGTTCCGAGTGGGAAAGTGACGATAATACAGCGACAATTCGCTGTCAAGACATTTTCCGTAACATGGACAGTGAGTATGCAAAGGGTATGTATAGCTCGCAAGGCAAGAGCTATTACGATTTGGCGGTTGAGATTCTGAAAGACGCTGGTATCAAGGATTATTACATTGACCCTCGTTTGAAGAAGCTCTACACCAAGAATCCAATGCCGAGGGTACAGCATAAGGAAGCATTACAGATTATTGCAAATGCCTGTCGGTGTGTGCTGACACAGACGAGATTTGGAGCAATTCAGATTAAGTCAAATTTCATGCCGGGAGCGTCCATTACCAGCAATGGAGAAACCTCTTTCTCCAATGTGACGAATGTCCTCAAGGATTCCCCAAAGGACGAATACGCAACACTGGCTACAAATTATACGCCTGTCGATGGTTCGATGTTCTTCATACCGAGGAGCGGAAATCCAACGCTTAATACAGGCTATGTGTCACAGGAGGTATCGAACGCTGGCGGCACATTCACAAAGAATCCTGTTGTCACAGTGACGATGGAAGCAATCAGAGCGTATTACGGATTGGAGCTGGTGTTCGGTCAGTCTCTCCCGGAAGCGTTCACGATTCGTACTTACAACGCTGGGAAGCTGGTAAATGAGTTTCCTATCGGTTCTGACGAGATAGACACAAAGACCGTAATCCTCCGAGATTTTGACGATTTCGATGTGATGAAGATTGAGTTTACCAAGACGAAAGAACCGTATAACCGCATTGTGCTGAATTACTTTAGCTTGAGCGATGTTACGAATTTTACCATGACCCGTAGGGATATGACTTCTTCTCCAAAAGCAATCAAACAGGAGCTTATCAAGGAGGTTATCGTTCCTTGCTACACATATCAAGAGAATAACCGTGAGGAAAATCTTGTGTGTGAAGATGTGGAAGTAGTCGCTGGACAGATTGAGACCTATTACATTCAAGACCCCTCTTATGGATATATCCCGAAGCTGAATGAGCAGACAGGACAAGCGGAAGTCATTGACTGGGGTAATTATTATGTCACATTGAAATTCAAGGTCTCCGGGGAATACAGGCTTGAGGTACAGGGGTATCGTTACAAAATCGTTGAGCGATACGCCACAAAATCTCTCCATGCGAGAGGTAAGACAATCAAGTGGGGAAATCCTCTCATAAGCGATATTACGATGGCAAAGGAGCTGGTCGATTGGCTGGCTGACTATTACACCGCTGGTATTGAGTATGAGTACGATACGAGAGGAAATCCCGAGATTGATACCACGGACATTGTGTACCAAGAGAATGAGTTTTACGAGGGTATGAAAGTGAATATCTACCGTCATACCGTCAATTTCAAACAGGCATTTTCGGGCAGAGTGACAGCTCGAAGAATTGGAGGTTAAGTATGGCATGGTCTACACCTAAGACCGATTGGAGCGGCGAAGTCATTGACGGTGTTTACATCGGAGATAGATTCAACGCAGTTGACTTCAATCGGATTAAGAATAACCTCGCCTATCTCCGTGAGCTGGCTGTGAAAATGTATGACGAGTTTACGATTCACTCTCTCGGGAGTGACCGTACACCAAAGGATTACTTCTATGCTGATGAAATAAACAAGCTGGAAGAAAACCTCGTCACAATCAATAGTAAAAGTCTCAAGAGGTCGTATGGGGTTGCCCCAGTTTATGTTGATAACGGAAATACGATGGATTTCAAGGAATTAAACAGGCTGGAAGGTGCTATCCTCGACCTCTACGAGAAGCTCACGAATGAACACGATGGGAGGAGGAGTTTAATATGGAATTTTGGTATGAAAGGAGGGTTATAAATGGCGTGGTCTCTGTTACCTACTGATTACACGGACGCTGTATGGAGTGGACTGAAACGCTATACGCAGATTGATAATTCTGACGGTACGGTGTCATTCAATGACGTTACGACCTACACCAACAAAGAGAAGTCTTTCTTTGGAGCAAAGGACGCTAACAGAATGAACCAAGCTCTGAATTACATTATGTCCATGCTGGAAAACGGTACGGACTTGTACGCAGAGTTTCAGACCTACTTTGTCACACAGCAGACCCTTTTCAGAAATTCGGCGAACGATGTTATTGAGAATGTACGAACGCTTACCAACGCCGAGTACGATTCCTACAAAACCTATGTAGCCAATTTGAAGAAAGAGGGAGACAGCACCCTCGCTGGTATCGAACAGACCTACGAGGAACACATGACGAGCTATGAGAGCGAGCAGAAAGCGGCATTTGACGCATGGTTCGCCGCTATTCAAAATTCTCTGTCAGAAGATGTTGCCGGGAGTTTGCAGAATCAGCTTACGGAGGTTGAGGAGAGATTGTCTGCTTTGGAATACATGACTTTGCAGAATGATTTCACAGCACCTATCGTAGTCGATAGCGAGGGAACGATACTCACAGACGATTTGGGTTACGCAATCGTAGCAGATTGGAAATATAAGGAGGATTAAAGTAAATGAGTGCAATTAGTATTCAGACAAAGAAAGTGCCGGAGCTGACGAAGATTACAACCCCGGCGAACGCTCACATTATCCCTATCCATGATGGTACAGGGTTAAAGGGTATTACCTATGAAAACCTTGCGAAAAAGGTCAATGAGCCGATGGACGCTAAAGTAGCTCCTCTGCTTTTTAACAACGCTGGGGCACACAACGCAATCTACCGTGGAAAGTCTCTCGGTACGAGCGTTACTTCCGCTCAATATGCGGCAATCGCCAACGGTACATTCACTGATATGTATATCGGCGATTACTGGACGATTGGCGGTGTCAATTACCGTATTGCGGCATTTGACTACTATCTGAATTGTGGAGATACCTCTTGTACGAAACACCATGTCGTACTTGTACCCGATACCTGTCTCTACAATCATGTGATGAACGACACGAACATCACTACTGGGGCGTATGTCGGCTCGAAGATGTACACCGAGGGATTGGAACAGGCTAAGACCACCATCAAGGCGGCGTTTAGCGGTCATGTCCTCTCACATCGTATTTATCTGTCGAACGCAACTTCCAACGGTAGAGCTTCCGCTGGTGCGTGGTGCGATAGTGAAGTCGATTTGATGTGCGAACACATGGTATATGGTAATGGCGTTTTCAGTCCTGTTTCTGATGGTTCTACCGTACCGAACAATTACAGGGTTGAGAAGTCACAGTTACCGTTGTTCCAGCATGAGCCGAGCAGAATTTGTAACAGAGCGACATGGTGGTTGCGTGATGTAATTACCGCTTCCTTTTTCGCCAATGTCAGCGGCAACGGTTATGCGGACTACTACTACGCCAGTGACTCTATTGGCGTTCGCCCCGCTTTCTGTATATCATAAATCCGCACCCCCTTGTGGGGTGCGTTGGAGGAGGTTTATTTAGTCAATGTCAGTAATAAAAGCCAAGCGGAAACCGTCACAGTTTGAGGTATTCCATCAATTTTACAAAATGAGGAAAGAGGTAACGGACTTACTACTCCGAGATTTCGGGTACGACCTCGAACGAGCCAAGAAAGAAATCCTAAAGAGGAATTTTGGCGGTAGAAGTTATGAGGAGCTTAATCCCGAGGAAAAAGACCGATACGAAAAGCTCGTGGAAAAGGAGCAAGCGTTCGCAGATTGGTTTATCAAGGACGAGAGACAAGCTGTTGTCGATTGTCTTAGAACCATAGGCGAGGAAGTTTTCACAGCGAACAGCATTTATCCTACTTACATAGAGGAGCTGATTGAGAGGAGACTTCATCAAGACAGAGCTATCGGTCAGTGTTATAGGCTCACACAGGAGTTGCAGTACGCTATTGAGACCTTACCAGTTGATGTGAATAAATACCTACGCTTCGCTGACATGATAAAAGACGAAATAAACTTCATTAAAGGTTGGAGAAAATCTGACAATAAATTTAAGAGTTCGTTTGTGGGAAGTACCGTTAAGGAACAGCTCATAATGCTACTTTCTAAAATAATCGGACTACTTGAGAATAGGGCAATCTCTGATTCCGCTTCCAATTTCGCCAATGTCAACAACAACGGTAATGCGAACTACAACAACGCCAGTAACTCTAATGGCGTTCGCCCCGATTTCGATTCTGTGATTGAATAGCCTATCGAGCGTTTCACAGACAGAGAAAGGAGAGATTGTCCTTCCAGTATGGTAAATACAAAACACGACACTTCCTCTTACGAGAGCAGAAGTTATCAGCGTGAGATATTTGACGGTAATGTGCTTTACGAAGCCTACAAAAGAGCAAAGAAAGGTAGTGATTGGAAGCCACAGGTACAGAAGTTTGAAATGAACTACCTTATGGAGTTGTCAAAAATGCAGAGAGACCTCGAAGCGATGGAGTATGAATTTCTCCCTACCACCAGTTTTATGCTGAACGAGCGTGGCAAGAAACGCTACATAACAGGCGAACAGATTCACGATAGAATCGTAAAACACGCTCTCTGTGACGAGGTTCTGAATCCATCAATAGAGAGGTTTCTTATACATGACAATGGAGCGAGCATTAAGGGGAAAGGCATTGATTTTACTCGTAGGCGGCTGGTAACACACCTACGAAAGTATTATGCACAGCACCACTCGAATGAGGGTTATATCCTACTGATAGACTTCTCAAAATACTACGACAATATCAGACATGACATTCTGTTGGAGATATTTGAGAAGTATGTCGATGATGAACACGCTTTATGGCTTTTGCGTAAAACCATCGAGAGGTCGAAAGTCGATGTATCGTACATGACGGACGATGAATATGAGAACTGTCTCAACAGACTGTTCAATTCGTTGCTCTATCAGTACATCGACAAGAAGCTCTTGACTGGCGAAAAGTTCATGGGGAAACACCTTAACATCGGAGACCAAGTGGCACAATCCGCTGGTATCTCCTATCCCATGAGGATAGACAATTATGTGAAGATTGTTAAGGGCGTGAAATACTATGCTCGGTACATGGACGATTCCTACGCTATCCATGAAAGCAAGGAGTTCTTAGAGGAGCTTCTTGAGGAAATCATTGAGATAGCAAGTGAGCTGGGTATTACAGTGAATCGGAAGAAAACGAGAATCTGTAAGCTCTCGGAACACTGGCGATTCTTGCAAGTTCAGTATTCATTGACCGACACAGGTAGGGTTATTCAGAAAATAAACCCGAAGCGTCTTACAGCAATGAGACGGAAAATGAAGAAAATCGCTCCGAAGTTGACAGAAAAGGAGTTCACGGACTTTTACAATTCGTGGTTCAAGAATCACTACCGCATTATGAGTAGGCAACAGAGAGCTAACATGGATAGATTATTTAATCAGTTAAAGGAGGTAACAAAATGCAGTACACAATTACACTCGCAGATGGTCGTAAGCTGACAGGTCTCGGTAAGAATGGAGATAACTTTGTCAGCGAGACAAAGGTGGACGAGAGTATCTTTAAGAACAACCTCTCCACTATGACGGTCTCCGATGGAGAGACCGAGACTGTCTACCACGATGTAGAGCTGATTCAGCAGATGGAGTGGGTAGATGGCACATGGTATCTCGCTTTCCGTGAAATCCCGGCAAGCGAAAAGGCAATCACTGACTTACAGTTGGCGATTGCGGAAGTCTACGAACTGGCGTTAGGAGGTATGTAATCATGGCAAAGATTTATGTAGCACTCATTCGTAAAGGTCTCAAGACCATTGACGAAGTTCCCGAACAGCTTAGAGAGGAAGTCAAAAAGCTGTTAGGCGAGGTTCAGTAAGATGTTCCTCGGTATATTTGGAAACCTGTTGATATTTTTACGGAGAAAGGAGGTGGCAGACATGGCAGTAATTTATGTTGCTCTCATTATCAAGGGCAAGAGGGATTTCAAGAGCGTTCCCAGCACCGTTAAGGAAAAGGTTAGAGAAATGCTCGTAGACCTCGAAATGGAGGAGCTTATCGTAGAGTAAGGTCTCCAAAGGCTCTCGTAGGGGGTCTCACGACCCTCTACGAAACACATTACATATTGTAGGAGGTGGGAACAATGGACGAGTTCTTACAGGTTTTCGGAGACTTGACCGTGGGTACAGTGGTAATTATCATCGTGGCTCTCGGGTTTTTGTACAAGTTGTACACAGTCTCAAAAAACCACATGATAGAGCGATACAAGAAAGAGGAGGAACGAGAACATAAACTTCGACAGGTTATCGAGCAAGCGGAAAAATACCCCGAGTGGCATAAACAGAGCCTTGAGATTCAGAAACAGTTCTCCGAAGCTATTACAGCTATTAAAGAGGAACAGTTGAAAAGCTCGAAGTCCTTAGAGCGATTGACAACTCAAATCGCAGAGGGGGAAGCTACTGACAGTCGATACAGGATTCTTCGTTTCAACGATGAAATTTTACACGATGAAAAGCACACGAAAGAGCATTTCGACCAAATACTCGATGATATTACACGATACGAAAAATATTGTGACGAACACCCCGAGTATGAAAACAACAAAGCGGTTCTTGCTATTGAGAATGTCGAGCGTGTTTACAAGAAATGTTCTGACGAGAATTTGTTTCTGTAAGGAGGAGTAAGCATGGACAAACAGCAGTTTATCAGAGAAATTGCGGCACTTGTCAAGAAGTATGCCCCCTCCTACGGTATCAAGGTTTACTCTCCGATTATCGCTCAAGCGGTGTTGGAGAGTGCCTACGGTACTTCCGAGCTGGCTGTGAACGCCTGTAACTACTTTGGCTTGAAATATCGCAAGGGTCGCTGTAAGACCTGTATCGGTATCTACAACAAAGTGGGTAGTGAGCAGAATAAGGACGGAAGTTACACCAGCTCCCTTATGGAGTGGTGCAAGTTTGCAGACATGGAAAACGGTGTTATCGGTTACTTCGATTTCATCAACATTTCCAATTATGCGAACCTCAAGGGAGTAACCGAACCTCGGGAATACCTTGAGAAGATTAAGGCTGACAGGTACGCTACCTCTCACGATTATGTGGAGAATCTGCTTCGTGTAATCAGTGATTGGAAGCTGACCGATTATGACGAAAAGGAGGAAAAGGAAATGAGCAATAGTCCTTTGGTGTCTTACACCAAGTTAAGTCCGAACCATTCGGGGCAGAGAACGCACAGCGTTGACCGCATTACGCCGCACTGTGTCGTAGGTCAGCTCTCGGCAGAGAGTATTTGTGCGTGTTTCCCGGCTGGTAGAGACGCAAGCTGTAATTACGGTATCGGCACAGATGGGCGTATTGCCTTGTGTGTTGAGGAGAAAAACCGTTCGTGGTGTTCTTCCAATAAGGCGAACGACCAGCGAGCAATTACCATCGAATGTGCGTCTGAAAAGTCAGAACCGTATGCGATGAACAGTAAAGTATATGCTTCTCTTATCAATCTGTGTGTTGATATTTGCAAGCGTTACAACAAGAAGAAATTGATTTGGTTCGGAGATAAGACAAAGACCTTGAATTACTCTCCGAAGTCCGATGAAATGATTCTGACTGTACATCGCTGGTTCGCCAATAAGTCTTGCCCGGGTAACTGGCTGTACAGCAGAATGGGCGAGCTGGCGGCAGAAGTCACAAAGAGACTGGGCGGCACGACCACCACAACGCCTACTACCCCGACCACTACGAAACACCTCTACCGTGTCCGTAAGGCATGGTCTGACGCAAAAAGTCAAAAGGGTGCGTACAGTGTGTTGGAGAACGCAAAGGCGATGGCAGACAAGAACCCCGGCTATTCTGTCTACGATGAATCCGGGAATGTGGTTTACGCTGGGAAGTCTACTACCACACAGGCGTTTAAGCCTTATCTCGTGAGAGTGACTACCGATGTGCTGAATATCCGTAAAGGAGCTGGCACGAATTACGGTAAGAATGGAGCTATCCGAGACAGGGGCGTATATACCATCGTAGCGGAAAGCACTGGTAAGGGTGCTTCCAAGTGGGGCAAGCTGAAATCGGGTGCTGGCTGGATTTCTCTTGACTACACGAAGCGTGTGTAATGCGTTACAAAAGACGCACTCACAAACAACCTATGGAGTTTTCAAAGCTGATACTCGTTGTAGCGGCTATTGTGAATGTAGCTGTTATCCTGTTTACATTCATCATGGTATGGCGAACCTGTGATTTATCGCCGCTCGCCTACCTTATTCCAGCGGTAGCCGCAGAGACCGCCACAGGCACAGGATTTTACTATGCAAAGGCAAAGGTCGAAAACCGTATTAAGCTGATGAAGCATTATAAGGTTGAACCAACAGAACAGTCATTTATAGAACAAGGAGGATATAACAATGGTTGATTTGACACAGATTATCGTAGCGATTCTGACACTCGTTTTCTCTCTGATTTCCGCTTTTCTGATTCCGTACCTCAAGACGAAGCTCGGTTCTGAAAAGCTGGACACAATCAAGTTTTGGGTAAATATCGCTGTCGAAGCGGCAGAAATGATTTACACTGGAACTGGTAGAGGTGCAGAGAAGAAAGAGTATGTTGTGAAGTTCCTTAACAGCAAAGGTTTCTCTCTGAACCCAGAGGAGATTGAGAACATCATCGAAGCCGCTGTACTGGAACTGAAATTGACGCAGAAAGAGGAAGCGTAATCACACTTCCTCTAAGGGATTTCTCGCAAAAGGCTGATACGCCTTTGTGAAGCGACAATATAGCACATTGATTTCGAGCGTATAATCCGGGCAACACTCAGC